ACAATCATCCACAGGATTATGCTTCGTAATATGCAAATCCTTATTGAAACCAGGATAATCAACCGTTATATACCCTGTATCAGTACCATATAAAAAATCTACCGCAGTCCGTACATCCCTCCACCGATAATGCGGAAATATCTCACCAACACCAACCTGATTCTCAATGTCCTGAAATACTACCTGATCCATATTACCACGTGCCCATACCCAAGCCTTAGAATCATTCTTCCACCTTACCCATTGATCCAACTCTCGATGCCCATCCTCAAACTTCGCATCAATCGGAGTGGGATATACAGACTTTACCTTTACATTCTCACACTGCCTCTTCCACCAGTCCACCGTAGATGAATCAACTCGCCTCCTTAACCGCCGAATCTGATCCTCTACATCAAACTTAATGAAAAAACAATCCTCTCGCAACCTCTCGGGACTCGGCTTTTCATCAGGATTAAAATGAATCACCGCCAATGACAAAATCACCGCATCAGACCTTGTAGCCAAAGTCTCAATGTCAAACATAAACATATTCTATCCCATAATCCTACTCAATACCTCCGAAGCCTCAGGAAAAATACCAGACTCCAACCTCCGCTCAATTGACTCAAAATCAATGACCGTTAATGTATAATCCGGCTGAGGATGTGGCTTCGCAGTGTCCACTACATGCATTACACGAAATAAAGGATCAATATTCCACCGATTCATAACTACCTCCATAAAATAATATCATAAACTAAAATTTACTACCAGTCAATCCACCTAACTAATCATTATTCCTTTCCTTGGCATCCCTCTGACATACCATATTAATAAAATACACCGCATCCATCTCTCCAGAGAAATACCGAACCTGTGTCTCTCCTGTGTACTTAGAAACTACCATAACCAAAATATACTTACTATCATAAATGGAAAATTTAACAATCCACCCGTTCCTAAGCACAGGACGAAAACAAACTAAATTACTCTTTATTTGATCCGAAAGAGAAACTTTCGAATTCTTGTACGACTTTTCTTGCATTGTTGAAATATAATCCATTCATGTAGTTCACACCCCACATATATGTAGCAAAATCAGGGCCCACTAACTTGTCAACCGCCGCAACAAACTCCTTCGAAGCCTTCTCCTGTACATCAATCACCGATAGAGAAAAAGCTTTTAAACTTTCTTTTTTAAGCATGACCGTCTCCTTATAAAATGCCTATGCCTTTATTTATGCTGCGTTGCACAAATTATAATTCATCCCATCTTTTTCACTGGTGTCCAATTGTATTCATCCAAAAGCGGGCGTGTTTGCCAAATCGTACCATCATCACATAAAGTAAATAAAATAACCTGACCTGTATTTGTAACAGCAGATGTTATTTGAATAGGCTTTCTTTTTTGTTTCATCTCAGGTTTATTTTCTTCAGCCATTATCATCTCCTCTCCATTCGTTGCCATTTTCATCCGTTAATTTAAGTGGTCCTGTGTAGAAGGTATCAATAAATAAAAATAATAGTTTCTTCATTTTTTCCTCTTAATTAAGCTGCCCTACCCCAAACTTCATCCCAATTTCCACTTAATGCACCCTTTGCATAATCGGTTGCGCGATTCTCAAAGAAATTGGTATGAGTGGGTGCATTAATCATCTCTTCAACCCAAGGCAATGGATTTTTCTTCACTTTCATTATACCCTTGAGACCAAGACTAATAAGGCGACGATCAGTAATATAACGAATGTAACGTTTAACGTCATCAGAAGATAAATCAAGCATATCGCCCATGCTGAATGATAGATCAATAAACTTGTCTTCGAGTTCAACCATTCTTGTTGCAATAGTATAGATTTGAGATTTGAGATCATCGTTCCAAATTTCACGATTTTCCTCTACATAAGTTCTAAACAATTTAATCATCGATTCGGCATGCATTGTTTCATCAACAATCGACCAAGTTACAATCTGACCCATGCCTCGCATTTTACCATGCCTTGGAAAATTTAGCAACATAATAAATGAGCTAAACAATTGCATCCCTTCAGTAAATGCAGAGAATAGCGCGATATTCTTCGCAACAGATGCGGTGTTTACAAGCCCGTTAGAGCCATTCAAAATGTAATCGTGTTTATCACGCATTTCCTGATATTCAAGAAACTGGTTGTATGTCGTTTCAGGTAGTCCTAGAGTTTCAATCAAATGACTATATGCTGCAATGTGTAATGCTTCTCTGGCTGCAAAACCAGATAACATCATACGAATTTCAGGCTGAGGAAAATAAGGTAAGTAATTACGGACGTAACCGCCAGCAACATCAATATCTCCCTGCGTAAAAAAGCGAAAAATGTGCGTGAGAAATTCTTTTTCATTTTGTGTCAACCTATTTTTCCAGTCCTTAACATCTTCAAGCATAGGAACTTCAGTATGAAGCCAATGGCTCTGTTCATGTTTGAGCCATGATTCATATGCCCATGGATATGTAAAGGGTTTAAAATAATTTCGTTCATCTGTTAGTTTTAATTTCTTTTTAACCATTTGCCCACTCTCTTATTTGTTCTGGTGTGTGTACTCCAACTAATCTTTTTTGATCCGCACCATCCATTAGAATCAATGTAGGAACAGACCTAATCGCATACTCCATAGCAACATCATCGAATACATCAATATCAATCACCTCAATGGGAATATTCAAATTAGCTAATTCCAAATTTTTTGCTTGCGCTTTACATGGCTGACACCATGATGCTGTAAATCTAAAAATCTTTTTCATTTATTATCCTTTCAATCTTTCTATTCTAATTATATTATATTTTTTTGAACCTTTGTTATAAAAATTATCTCTCACATAACATTGTGAGGGTTATTCGCATGCAAGACAATTTTCACCTTCGGCTAAAGCTTTCAGGTCAATTTCTTGAATAATATTTCGTTCAATCTTATTAGATACTTTATCAGCCTTAGCTAACTTCTCACTACGACAATAATATAAAGTCTTCAGCCCTTGTTTCCATGCTTGAAAGTGTACGGCATGAAGATATTTAATATCTACATCTGGTCTGAAAAAGAGGTTAATGGATTGCGCTTGGTCAATGAAACTCTGTCGGTGACTTGCGTGTTCCACAATCCATCGCTGGTCAATCTCCATAGACGTTTTGAATACGTCTTTTTCCCAGTCAGAGAGTATACTAAGGTGCTGAACTGATCCGTCGTTTGCAATAATACTTGACCAGATATCTTGGTAGTCCACTGATTGTTCATCGACCTTCTCCTTGATAATTTTATCCAGAAATTTGTTTTTATTCAGGAAAGATCCCGATAAAGTATCTTGACGATAAGCATTAGCGCGATAAGGCTCAACGCTAGGGCTGGTATTACCCATAATAATAGATGAACTTGCATTGGGAGCAATAGCCATAAGATGGGCAAAACGATTCCCAGAGCCAGCGCAATCAGGGGCTTCGCCGCGTTCAGTGCCCAATTCTCTATTTGCAACATCAAGTTTACCTCTTATATTATTAAAAATTCTTTTGTTTACTGCGACTGCGAGTGATGATTCCCACGGGAGATTTTTCTTTTGTAGATATGCATGAAAACCGAGGGCACCAATACCAATAGAGCGTTCCATAGTAGCAGAATATCTTGCTCGCGATATGCTATCAGGAGCATTATCAATGAAATACTGTAGAACGTTATCAAGCATCTCGGCCACGTCCCGAAGAAAAAGTTCGTTATCTTTCCAATCATCATAATACTCCAGATTTAATGAAGACAAACAACATACTGCGGTTCGATCTTTATCTGTTGGCAATACAATCTCACTACAAAGATTAGATTGTTTGATCGATAGTCCTTTTGCTTTTTGAAACCATGGCAAATGGCGATTGCTCGTATCGATGAAGTGAATATATGGCTCACCCGTCAACATTCTTGTTTCAAGAATTCTTTGCCACAATTCTCGCGCTGATACAGTGTCACGAACTTCGCCGTCATGTGGATCAATAAGATTCCATGAATCATCAGCATTTGGATCTAACATACACTTTTCGATAAGTTGCATAAAATCATCAGTGATATTAATACCATGATGAAGATTCAACGCTCGCATATTAGGATCGCCTGTTGGTTTCCGCATTTCAAGGAAAAGATGAACATCAGGGTGGGAAACATCAAGATATGCAGCATAAGAACCGCGGCGAGTGCGACCTTGACGATATGCCAGCGAGGAGGCATCGTAAGTACGCAAGTGAGGCATAATGCCAGTAGACTTATCATCAGCAGAACGTATTCCAAGACCAATTCCAATTCCACCTCCTAACATTGAGAGCCAATTTACTTCCGCAAGACAGTCCACCAAACCTTCTGCACTATCGTGTAGGTAGGGTAGAAAACATGAAATAGGCAAGCCACGACGGCTACGCCCAAAAGACAGAATGGGAGTAGAATAACTGAGCCAATGCTTACTACTGTACTCATATAACCTTTGAGCGTGTTCCGGCGAGGAAGAGAATGTTTTTGAGACATATGCAAACCTTTCTTGAGGTGAAACTTCTTCGTCCCTCATATACGACTCTTTTAAACGAATTTTTCCTAACTCATCAAATAAATTATCGCGAGAATAGTCTACCCTTATATCGTGAATGATATCCATTTTTACTCCAAAATTTTTTTATTGTTCTACAAATTCAGATGAAAGAGGAAACACCTCGGCAATTACTTTTGCACATTCTCTAGCGACTTCGCGGTGTTCTTTTTGTGTACCGTTTCCGCTACGCAATTCAATAAAATGAATCCACGACCTTAGAGTACCATTCATATAAATTCTCGAAACTGTAAGTCCTTCTGGCAAAACTGCCCGAGCTTGTTCTTTAGCAATACCCTTGGAAATTGCCCACTCATAGGCAGACCTTGCTTCCATAATAACTCTTTGCTGCATCATTTCCCACTGATATGCGATTTGACGATCCGCATCATTTCTTAAATCAATATCGACACTGTTTTGCCTATTTTTAGTATCTTGATATCGCGCTTCACGCAAAACAAAATTCAAATCTTTAGTGGGATCAGCATATCGTTGACTGAATTCTTGAAAAGAAAACGAACGATGTCGTAGAATTTGCCTAGCAATATCTCTTGTCGTTTCGATTTCCAAACAAGCAGAAACCATTTCTAAAGGACTCCAATGCTTATGTTTAATTAAATACCGAATCAATTTTTCAGATGTTTCCAAATTGAACTGATTGCTTGGATTTGAAACTCTAGCACAAAACGCAATCAACTCTTGTGCCGTGTATAGACCTTCTTTTTGAAATTCAGCGGAAGGTTTACTCGAACTGATTAATTTCACTTTCATTATATTTTCTTCCAAAAAACAAATTTTGTAATCGCTTCTAAACCATAAAATGTGTTATTACTTATAATCGTTTCAATTTCATCAGTTGAAATTCTAGCCATAACCATCTCATTAATGTCTTTTTGTTTGATTTCATCGGGCCAAATAACAACATAATTCATTGATTTAATTGCTTTTTCCATTAAACTGATAATTTCTCTATTCCTCGGTTCATTATCAAAAATTAATATTTTTTTATTTGCATTAATATTTTTACTTGTGATGGCAAGGCTCGAATCGCCTGAGGCAACACAGTTTTTTAAAAATAACGAATCGATAGGTCCCTCTACTATTTTGACTGGCTGTGTTAAATCAATACGATCCATACCATAAATCAGTTTATCTTCACTTTCATTTGTGCGAACGGTAACATATCGAAGACGTTCATCGGATGTCACTAATGCACGACCTGATACTGCAATTAAATTGTTATACTCATCAAAGAATGGAATAATCAATCGAGCATCAGGCGTAATATCTTTATCGTGACTCGGATATACTTCATCACAAAACTTTTTATAATTAGCCGTGAAATATAACTTACTGTGACACGCTGTGGGGATTTGTCTACGAGTTAGATAAATTTTACAGAAATGTTTATCTGATAGAGAATCGCATCTCTCAGCAGTTTCAAATGTAGGAAGTTCTATTTTTCCAAATCTGGGCGATGGAATTTTAAAGATTTGTGACCGAGTATTTGCTCCATTAATCTCACCAGATTTATATCTTTCTAGTGTGTATTCTTTATAGATTGAACCATCCATCTGTTTGATAAGATTACCGATGGACATACCAGCACCACAATTATGACATTTATAAAATAAATCATTATCTTTTCGATAGATATAACCACGCATTTTATTTTTATTTTTGCGCGAATCGCCACAAAGAGGACACCTCACATTGAAAAGATAGTCAGATTTTCTCTGAAACTTTTCAAAGCGAGGTGATAGAAATAGGGCATACTTCAGATCAATACTTAAACTCATAATATAATTTCTATGGATGGAACGACTTTACATTATAACCGAAAAAGAAGGCAAAGTCAATCGGTAATGCTACTATTTAAATAGTTTACCTAACATGTCCAGATCAACATTCGAAAATAACCATGCTAGAATAACTATACCACCTGCTGCCATCCATTTCCATTCCAAAATTTTTTTAATTTCACCATCTCCTTTTTTATTGTGTTCTTCTATATGTTCACGCAAGGACTTAAACTCTTCCATGATTCTTCTTTCAGATAATTCTATCTTATCTGAGAGGTTTCTGTCAACTGTGGTGATTCGGGAATGTAACTCTTTTATATCCATGATGGTATCATTTTTTCTTTTGTCCATATCGTTATAGATTTGGTTTACGGATTTATCGTGATTGTCCATAAGTTTCTCGATAACTTTGTCCATTTTATCACACAATTGAGTCAATGAGGCGACTTGTGTTTTAAGTACGCCCACATCAACTTTCATTTGAATTGACTCTTTATCTTCCATTATTTCTTTTCAGGAACTTTTGTGCCTTCGAGTTTTTGATGAACTTTAATCTCTTTGCATTCTTGAACTGGTTTACCATCTTTATCTAGAACTTTTTTACCATCATTCGTTACTTTATCAACACAAACTTTTTTTACTTCCGCACCAAATGATATATTATGGTAACTCAGTAAAGGAATTAAACCTATGATTGCCGCTGTAATGATTAGTTTCATATTTATCCTTTATTTTAAAAGAGGTTGTGGAGGTACGGGTGCTTTTGGTGCAAATCTTTCTGCTACTGTTACGCCAAGTCCTGCAACGGCAATATACATCATTCCATCAAATATATGAGTGTCTATCTTAAAACCAAAAAATAGATTAGCGAAAAAGGCTATTGAACAGAATATAAATGCTAAAAAAGTAACAACCCTTTTGCTGCTTATTCCTTCATCATTTACATTCGATTGGAATATACTTGCTAGAGGTGGCATATCAAATCTCCGGTTGTGCGGCAGGAGGTGGTGCTAGTTTACCACCAAAACCAGGCATTACTGTCGCTGGAGCTGATAATGATGGCTCCGTTCTTGTTGCTGGTGCAATACCACCATTCATCATACCTGAGTGTGGCGTTTCTGCTTTGGGTGGTGCAGTCATTGCTTTCTTTGTTTCTGCAAAGTTTTCGTTTGCTTGCTTTTGTGCTGCAAGCATTGCTTCCTGATCTTCTTTCTTTGAACCGGCTAACATAATACCCGATAATGTACCTGTCAAGAATGTTGCGATTGGTACGATCAATTCAAAGAATTTTTGATCAATGGGTGACATTGCATTTAATGGCTGT